TATTTAACGCAAAATACTAATAATAGTTATTATCAAACTACAAGTTCTCCTTCTCCTTATAATTGGGCAACTTATACTTTTATAGGATAGCAGATTGGGCAGGACATGAACCAGAATCAAATTCCATTAGTAGCTGGTGGCTTATCTGCTCCGTGGTGGGTGGGGGCATTAAATGAATGGCTAGGGTTAGTTGCTGTGATATTGACTATAGCTATGCTGGCAAGAAATTTATGGCTGTCCAGGAAAAGAAAGTAATGTGTCTTTAATTATTGTGAGGAGTGTTTTTTTATCTGGGGTGTTGGTTTGAGCGATCAACAAAATAGGAAAGTTATACATGGTAGACCCACTTATTGCTTTTGCGGCCATCAAAACGGCCAGCGCCTCTATTTCAGCAGCAGTCAAAGCTGGTCGTGATCTAGGCAGCCTTGCTGGCCCGATCACAAAATACGCAAAAGCCGAAGCTGAATTGCAGTTTGGCGCGGCTCGAAAGAAAAGGGGTATATTTGCAAAGCTAGGTGCGACCGACGAAAGCGCTATAGAAAAGCACTTTAGGCAAGAAGAGGTTAGGCGTCTGCGAAAAGACATGAGGGAGTTATTTATGTTGTACGGTTCGCCAGGTCAGTGGGAAAGGCTGCAAGCGACAATAGCAGAGGAGAGGGCAGAGAAGCAGAAACAATTACGGCTTGCAGAGCACAAAAGGCAGCAAATGGCGCAAATAATTATTTCAATCCTGGTTGTTTCTACAGCTGTCACTATGCTGGTTGGTTGGGTTTGGTTTTTGCAAAACAGATAGAGGGCAAGAAAGCGTGAGTCAGAAAAAACTAGAGCCTACCAGTGAATATGCAGCCTACGATTTAAATAACGATGGCACGGTAAGCGATAGTGAAATTGAAAAGGCAAAAGAAATCAGAGAAGCAGAAGACAGGTCACGCAAACACCTGGCGCAGCTGCGGTTAGCACGGTTTTCTTTGATTGGTATTGGAGTTTACACAATTTTGCTTTTTATGCCTTTTATTCCTGACTCGAGAATAATGTTGCTCAAGGAGGTTAGCCCACTTTTATACATAAGTTTGTCTGGGGTGGTGGGCGCCTATATGGGGTTCACCAGTTGGATGGATCGAAAATGAAAGAATTTGTGCTTGTTATTAGCATGTGGGGAAACACAGGGTCAGAATGGCTTTTTATAGGTAATCAATCAGTAATGAAACACACTTTTAATGAAATTCAGTGTCAGCAGCTAGCAGATGAAAACATGTGGGATCATCACAACACAAACGAATATTACAAAGTTTTAATACAGTGTTACCCCGCATGTGTAGCTAAAGAGGAGTGTTTATGATCGGAATACTGGCTAAAATATTGGGTTCTGGTGATGTTGTTAAGCAGGGGATGCAGCTAATTGACTCAATGCACACCTCTACAGAGGAAGAGATTGCTGCTGCTAGCAAAGCTAGAACAGACTTATTGACGGCGTACCAACCTTTTAAACTAGCCCAGAGGTATCTTGCCCTTATGTTTGCGTTCACTTTCTTGCTTTGTTTTGCAATTACACTGGGAATGACGCTTGCAGGAAAGGGCGACATCGATGGTGTTAAATCAATACTAGGTGATTTCTGGATTGGCGAAATAATGCTGGTTATTGTTTCGTTTTATTTTGGCGGTGGCCTTGCTGAAAGCATAAAGGGTAAAAAGTGATGTTTCAGCTGTCCGGCAGCAGCCTATCCAAGCTAAACGGTGTAGATGAGCGCCTAATTCTTACAGTTACATTGGCGATACAGCGCACCAAAGTAGACTTTGGGGTTATATGCGGCTTGCGAACAATCGAAGAGCAACAAGCTCTGGTCGAAAAGGGCGCAAGCAAAACAATGAAATCCAAGCACTTAGAGGGCAAGGCTGTTGATCTGATGGCTTATATCGGCAACAGGGCCAGCTGGGAGCTAAATCTTTACGATGATATCGGCGATGCGATGATTAGCGCAGCAAAAGAAGTTGATGTGCCGTTACGCTGGGGCTGCGCGTGGCATATATCTGACTGCCGAGAGTTTAACGGCACATGTGAGCAAATGATGAATGAATATATAGATATTCGCAGAGCAGAAGACAGACGACCGTTTCTAGACGGGCCGCATTGGGAAATTTATGAATAAGGCAAAGCAAATAAGCGACATTGAGCGCAAGATAGCAGCTGCACAAAGGCAAAAGCTGGCTATAGAGTCGCGCCAGGACTTTCTAAAATTTGTAAAATTTACAATGCCTGATCCCGATGATCCTAACGATATCGAGCTTTCACTGTTTAAAGACGCTAAACATCACCGTGCGTTGGCAAAGGTGCTCGAAAAGGTCGAAAAAGGTCATATACCGCGTCTGATAGTCTGTATGCCGCCCCGTCACGGCAAATCAGAGCTTATTTCTAGGCGTTTTATACCTTGGTTAATGGGCAAAGATTCCTACAGAAACGTGATTTTTGCGACTTATAACGAGGATTTTGCCAAAGATTTCGGCGCAGATTGCAGAAATATAATGAGTTTGCCGCAGTACAAGACCATTTTTCCGCAGTTTTCTTTTCGTAAGGGCGGCGCGTCTAAGTCAAGAATACAGTCAGGGTCGGGCGGTATGTCTGTTTTTGTTGGTCGTGGCGGCTCGATTACTGGCCGTGGCGGTGATTTTGTTATTCTTGACGACCCAATTAAAGATAGCCTTGAGGCTGGCAGTCCGACATTGCGAGAACAGCTGTGGCAGTGGTTTACACAAGTGTTGATGACGCGATTGATGACAGCATCTGCAAGTATAGTGATTGTGCAGACCAGATGGCATGAAGATGACTTAATTGGCCGTCTTACAGACCCAACAAATCCACATTTTACCCCAGAAGAAGCAGAAAAGTGGAAAATCATCAACTTGCCAGCTATTGCAGAAGAAAATGACCCTTTGAAGCGTAAACCAGGCGAATTGCTATGGCCAGAACGGTTTGACACAGACTTTATGGAGGCGCAGCGCAGATTAGACAGCCGTGGCTTTACTGCATTGTACCAGCAGCGCCCGACACCAGAAGACGGAGACTTGTTTGCTAGGGAAAACCTAGTGTTTTACAAAAAAGAAGACAAACCTAAAAACTTACGGATCTATGCTGCATCCGATCATGCTGTTGGCGTTGACAAGACCAGGAATGACGCATCATGCCTAATGATTGTCGGCGTAGATGAGAACGACGACATATATATTCTTGATTGTTGGTGGGAGAAACAGCCGTCAGATAAGGTTGTGTCGGCTATGATAGACCTGATTAGGCGTTGGAAGCCCCTAATATGGTGGGCAGAAAAGGGCCATATAAGCAAATCGATAGGCCCGTTTCTTAAAAAACGCATGGCAGAAGAACGTGTTTACTGCCGCATTGAAGAAGTCACCCCGGTAGCAAACAAAGTGCAACGAGCGCAGTCAATCCTTGGCCGTATGGCAATGAAGAAGGTTCTGCTGCCTAAAACAGCGCCGTGGACGCAGAAAGCCGTTGATGAATTATTAAAGTTCCCCAACTCGCGCCACGATGATTTTGTTGATACAATTGCATGGGTGGGTTTGGGCCTTGAGAGGATTGCAACGCCAGGTGGTGCAATCAAAAACCAAAACCAAGGACCAAAAATAGGCACACTGGCTTGGGTTAAATGGGACAGTGAGCAGAGAAAGAAACAAGATAGGTTGCAGTCAGCAACTGGAGGTTGGTAATGCACGAAGAAATAACCATCGTTTCAGCCGAAACCGAAAAGCCAGAACCTACTGAGCGCCGGAAAAAGCTTGTTACTTCTTTGCTGGCAAAGGTAAAGAAGGCCGAAAAATTCCACGAAAAAGCTTACAAGAACATGGTTCGAGATATGAACGCTGCGTTGAATGGCTTTGACGACAAGTCATGGTCAGAAGACCAGTATGTAGCAAACATACTTCAGCGCCATGTTCAGCAGCGCACAGCCACCCTTTATGCAAAAAATCCCAAAGCCCTGGCAAAACGGCGCACAAGAATGGATTATGCGGTTTGGGATGGCGATGAAGAGACACTAAAAGAAGCGTACATGCAGTCTGCATCAGCTGCACAGCAGGGCATGCCAATCCCTATGAGCGCCTCGATGGTTTTGCAAGATTATCAGGCTGGCCAGACACACAGAAAAATGCTGGATAATGTAGCAAAAACACTAGAGCAGCTTTTCGATTACTACATGGCTGAACAGCAACCTAGCTTCAAATCACAGATGAAAGCTTTGGTAAGGCGTGTCATAACGACTGGCGTTGGTTTTGTAAAAGTTGGTTTCCAGCGTGACATGGACAGATCGCCAGAGGTATCAGCAAAGCTTGCTGATATACAGGCCCAGCTTGACCACATAAGACGCATAGCAAGCGAGGCAGCTGACGGAGATATCAGAGAAGACGACCCACAAATAGAAGAATTAATGCTGTCTATGAAGTCACTTATGGATCAGCCTATGATTACTATCCGCGAGGGTCTTGTTTTTGATTTTCCTGAGTCGAATAGCATAATAGTTGACCCGATGTGCCGTCAGTTACGTGGTTTTGTAGGCGCTAGCTGGGTCGCACATAAAATGTTTTTGACGCCGAATGAGGTCAAGGAAATATACAACGTCGATCTTAATAGCAAATATCGACAGTATGATATGAAGGGCAACATAACTGGCGAGACTTACGGAACCAACAGAACAACGATAGAAAGCTATCAGGGCGATCATAATGGCGAGGGTCTTGTCCAGGTTGTAGAATATTATGACCGCAAATCTGGTGTTCAGTATTGTGTTGCAGATGGCTATGATGATTTTCTGCGTGAGCCTATGGCTCCAGACGTAAAAGTCGAAACCTTCTGGCCTATATTTACGCTTGTTTTCAACGAAGTTGAGCACAAAGATCACCTGTATCCGCCATCAGATATCGGCTTGTTGCTACCTATGCAACACGAATATAATCGCGCAAGGCAAGGCTTGCGTGAGCATCGTCGCGCAAATCGTCCTAAATATGCTGCTCCAGCAGGCATGTTAGAGGAGGCAGACAAAGAAAAACTGGCGACACACCCGGCAAATGCAATCCTCGAGCTACAAGCACTAGCAGCTGGTCAGAGGGTGCAAGACGTAGTGCAGCCGATATCGCAGATAGGAATCGACCCCAATCTTTACGAGGTAAAGACAATATTTGACGATATTCAGCTGGTTGTTGGCGCACAAGAAGCGCAGTTTGGCGGCATATCTAAAGCCACAGCAACAGAAACAAGCATTGCTGAAAGCGCAAGAATGTCTAGCCTGGGCGCAAATATTGATGAGCTAGACAGTTTTATGTCAGAGATTGCCCGGGCAGCTGGGCAGATTATGCTGCAAGAACTAAGCATAGACGAAGTGAAAAAAATTGTTGGTCCTGGCGCTGTCTGGCCAGAAATGACCAGAGAAGAGATTATGGAAGAGGTGTTTCTTGAGATAGAAGCTGGCTCGACAGGCAAGCCCAACAGGGCTGCTGAACTGGCAAACATCGAGAGGATTATGCCTTTCTTGTTGCAAATACCGGGCATAAACCCAGCTTGGCTTGCAAAAGAACTGCTCAAGCGCCTCGATGACAAGTTAGATATTTCAGCTGCTATTGCAGAAGGATTAGAGTCCGTTGTGTCTATGAACCAGATGCAGCGGCCAGGAACAGGCGATCCAGCGCTACAAGGACCACAACAAGGCGGCGCTGATAACTCGCCTCAAATGCTTCCATCCGGCACATTGCCCCCGGTTGGTCAAGTTTAGTCAGGGCAAGGTGTTGAAACATGCGACAAACAAGCATACAATTATCTACAAGGAAGGACGCTAAATATGGTCGATGAGACTGAACTGGAGCAACCGTCCACCGCTCCAGTGCAAAACCAGGACGAGCAAGCGCAGTCGTCTAGCGCAGACAGCGAAACCGAAAACGATCTTTTGTCAGTAGTGCAATCAGCTATTACAGACGATGACGTTGAGGAAATGGACTCGCAATCCGATGAGGTTGAATACGATGAGGAGGGCGAAACTCTCGAGGCTGTATCTGACGAGGACACCGAAGCAGATGAGTCTTTCGAGGATGTGCCGTTCAACAAGCATCCCCGTTTCAAACAGTTAATCGAGGAACGTAACGAATACAAACATGGTCATCAGCAATTTGAGCAAATCTCTAATTATTTAAGAGAAAACAGCTTATCAGCTGAAGAGGCAGCAGACGGTTTCAGGATTATGTCTCTGATGAAGAGCAAGCCAGAAGAAGCCGTTATTGCCTTGCAACCATATTTGCAACAGCTTGCATTGGCCACCGGGCAAACACTGCCTGATGATATTCGTAGCAAAGTCGATGACGGTTATATGGACGAGGAAACTGGTCGTGAACTTGCACAAGTTAGGGCTGAAAAGTCCAGACAAGAGGCAATAAACGACAGGCTTGTTTCTGAGAGGGATCAAGCGCAAGGCGTGAATCAATTAAATGTTCTCGCTGATGCTGTGACTGATTGGGAAGAGCGTACAAGGTCTTCTGACCCGGATTATGATCTCAAAGCAGATGAAATAGATGACCGTGTTCGTGTGTTAGTTAGCGAACGTGGCCGACCGCAAACAGTTGAGAACGCAATCGAACTCGCAAAAGAGGCGTATGCAGAAGTCAACGAAAGGCAAAAGGCTCGTTTTGGTAACAAGCGCCCAATGAAAACGGCATCTGGCGGTAAACTAGGCGGTACTCCCGTTCCCGAAGCAAGCAGTCTTATGGAGGCTGTGCAAAACGCTTTGCGCACAGGGTAGCGATAGACAAAGAAGGATGATGTTATGGCTTTTACTTCAGCCGAATTAGATAACATTGCCAATGCAGCGCTCGACTACTACATCGACAAAGGCAATGTTTATACTCAATCTCTGGCAGATAAGCCTTTGCTTAAATCTCTTGATGCAAAAGCAAAGACTTTTCCTGGCGGTAAGGGAGAGCTATCAGTAGCGGTCAAAGGTGATTACACCACAACCGTTGCTGGTTATACGCATAACGACACTGTTGCTTATGCAAATCCAGCAAATATCAAACGGGCAGCATATGCTTGGAAAGAACATCACAGCGGCATTTCAGTCACATTGACTGAGCTAAAGCGCGATGGTCTGAGCGTAACTGACAGTTTGAATAGTGCTAGCACCTCAAACCATTCTCAGCGTGACACTCACATGCTCGTTAACTTGTTAGAAGACAAGCTTGACGACATGATGGAGGGTTACTCCCGAGGTATAAACGACTTTTTGTTCGGTGATGGTACGGCTGATGCAGATGCTTTGCAGGGCATACAGACGATCATTAAGGACACCAATAACAGTGGAACAGTTGGCGGTTTGTCAAATTCTACTAACTCTTGGTGGAGAAACCGGGCAAATGTAGCAATTACAACATCTTCTTCTGGTCAGGAGTTGATTGAGTTGCTGCACACTGAAATGCGCCAGTTGCGTCGTTTTGGTGGTCGCCCTGACATTGCAGTCTGTGGCTCGGCTTTCTTAGATCGCCTAGCAGATGAACTGCGTCGGAATGGTAACTACACCCAGACTGGATTTACAGGAAATCAAGACATTTCCATGGGCGAAATCAGCTATAATGGCTTGCGTTTTGTCTACGATCCAAAGCTGGACGACCTTACCATTTCAGGTCAAGCGCCAAGCAAGCGCTGCTACATTATCGATAGCAGCAAATTGTGCATGTATTACATGGATGGTGAAAAGATGAAACGGCACAGCCCGGCTCGTCCAGCCACCCAGTATGTAATGTTCCGTGCAATCACAACAACCGCGACACTTGCAGCCTTCCAGCTGAATTGTCACGGCGTTTATGAGATTGCATAACGTCAACGCGGCGGCACAGAAATGTGCCGTCGCACCAAATTTAGGAGTAAAAAGTGTTTGAGCAAATCAAATGTGATATTGCGATAAATGGGGATTCTCGCTCTGTTATCACAAAAAAACCTGTTTCTATTCCAGAGGTCGTTGTTCTGCGACACATTCACGGCGATGATTCTGTAACCAACATTTCTGTTATTGGTCAATGGGATCACGATGATGAAGGTGAGCGTGACAGGCTCGGTAAAATGTTCGGGGATGCTCGTATTATTGAAATCTTCAACCAGTATGGCGAGTTGCCTAAATCATTCCAGGACGCACGGATAGAAGACGTTTTGCTGGACCCTTTGTTTAAAAAAGAAATGGAGTCTAAGCCAGCCCCGAAGCCAAAGACTAAGGCAAAAAAGGCTAAAAAAGCGGAGAGTTAAATGGCAAGAGGCACATCGCTGGGCCAACTTATCGAGGACTTGCGCTCGGAGGTTGGCCATTCATTACAGCCCAGCTTGGGTAAGAGCACAAGAGATGTGCTGATTAACACTTTGCAACGGACACAAAGAAGGTTGTGGGATGATTATTCCTGGCCATTTTTGCGTGTAAGGCGAGACATAACTATTAACACAGGTCAACGATACTATGACTTGCCAGCAGATATGGTGTTTGAGCGTATAGAGGTTGTTGAGTACAAAAACGGCCACACTTGGGATAAGCTAGGCTACGGCATAGGCAGGCACGAATACAATCAACATGACAGCGATAGAAATATTACAAGTCACCCTATCGAAAAATATGCTGCCTACGAAAACAACCAAATTGAGTTTTGGCCTATACCCAACAAGAACACAAATGCTGCTGACGGTGACGGAGCTATCCGTATACATGGCATTAAGAACCTGAGTGCTTTTGTTGCTCAAGCAGATTTAGCTGATTTAGACGACCAACTAATTGTTTTGTATGCAGCTGGTGAGATTCTGGCTCGTCAAAAACAAGCAGATGCGCAAAACAAATTAGCACAAGCGCAGGCACACTATGCTCGTTTAAAAGCAAGGCTGTCTAAAACAGACAGTTTTGTAATAGGCGGTGGTATGCCAGAAAGCGGCTATGGCGGCAAAGGCTCAAGGCCAATCATTCTGTCTGAGGTGTAGTTTATGCCTTACATTCTAGTAGATGATTTTAGGGGCGGTTTAGACACCAGAAGGCTTGATGTAACGGCCAATCCTGGTACTCTTGTTACCCTTAAAAACGCACACATTACGCGAGGCGGCGAAATAGAGAAGCGACAAGCTTTTGTTTCGCTTGCAACGCTACCTACAAACACATTCGGTCTAGCAGCTGCTGGAGGACAGATATATGTATTTGGCTCTGATGCAGCGTCTTCAGTGAATTTTGCAGCAGGCACACCGTCTAATATCAACTACGTTCGATTGCAGCATCCATCTGGCAATGCGCTAACCAAGGTGCTATCTGTAGATTTCTTTGATGGCAGAGTTTACGCAGCTGCCGAGTTTTCTGACGGACGTATATTTCATTACTATGATGGCGTCAGAATAACAGATTGGTTCGACGGTCGTGCGAGAGCAAAAATACAGATAACCGCTGGATCTCAAGGCGGTACAGCCGCAACAGGTTCATTTACAGTTAGCGCTGGCACTGCAAACCCTGGTGACGACATTCGTGTTGTTCGTGTAAACGGCGTAGAGATTAACGACTCTTCCAGTCCGATTGCGCACACTGGGAATAACGCAACAACGGCTACAAATGTTGCAAACGCTATAAATAATTTTACGTCAACGCCAAACTATTCAGCTTCTGCCAATAGCGATGTAGTCACAATTACGGCTTCTGATGTAGGAGTAGGCTCAAACGGATTTGTAGTAGCTATAACAACCCAAGGTGCTTTTGGCGTTTCTTCTATAAACAATATGTCTGGTGGCGTTGACAACGCAATAACAGATATCACAGTCAACGGTGTTTCCATACTGCAAAGCCAGGTAAAGTGGGCAACAAGTAATTCTGCAACGGCAACTGCACTTGCAGCAGCAATAAATGATTTTACTTCAGCGCCAAACTTTGAGGCGACGGCTTTCAACGATTTTGTGAATATAATTGCAGACGACCCCGGTGCTACGCCAAACAACCAGGCTGTTGTTGTTTCGGTGGCAGGCAATGTAACAAC